GAGAGGAAACTCAGTAAATCTCCCACGAGTGCCCAGGGACTTACATAAAGTTCATGACATAGTCTGATCTCAATCAATGGCAAAGATTGAGAAGCAAAGGATAAAGAGCCTTTGCGATAACAACAATGACTGGATTCCTTTTTGAAGGCGTTAGATTCTTCGAATCAACCAACCTTCCCGAGAAATCATTCGCGACAAACATCGCTGATGCGAGCGGCGCTGGTACATACACAGCAGCCCCTCTCCTATTCTTCGGCCCACAAGCCGTTGGCGTGGGCATCGGTGGGAATAACGCTCAAATTTTGTTAAACAATAACGACGATTTCAGTCGTTTTATTATCATGATTTGGTCGCTATTTGCTGGATTTGAAGTACTGAATAAGGACTTCATTTCCGTTGGTTACTCATTCGTTTATTGATAGGAGTAATTAACAATGGCAAAGAAAATCTATCCCGGTAACTGGGTTACTCAACTCAGCAGCTATCAGGGCCAGCCAGTCGTGGCGGTGCCTGGTAGAACGTATCACCATGTCGTTGGTTACGCGACCATCACATCAACTGGTGCTGCCTCATGGGACGTAACAATCCCAAGTCCAGACATGCGAGGTGATGATAAGCCTCGTCCAGACATTACTGGCCTAACTGTGCCTATCGGTGCCAATGTCTATCACGTTGGTATTCGAGTTTGCGACACCCGCAAGGATCGTGGCGCAGGTACGGCTACAACCGGCTTGACTGGCACTGCTACAAACCGGATCAAAGCTGCTAGTGCTATCGGAGACGATGGTGAGATTACCGCTACCAAGGTATCTACCTCCTCTGCGGATCTGCCTATCGCCGCATCCGAAACAATTGCTCCAACCGGCGCAGTTTATGGCAAGGTAACACCGGTCACATTGACCAGTGCTGTAACCCTGAAAGTTTGGTCAACGAACGCAACAGGTACAGCCGCTGGAGCAAATATCACCTCAAGTGCAACAGGTGGCACTCCCGTAATCGTGGAGGTTGCTTATTACACTGAGGACGTATGCCCAGATACGGACGGTACTTTCATTCCGTTCATCACTGAGACATAAGGAGATATTTTTCTCCCTATGATGAAGGCGCTTGTTATGCAAGCGCCTTTTTTTTTGCGTACCTATGGCGCTATACCAGAATCAGAAGAACGGCCAAGTCGTTGAATTTATTGCTCACCACGACAAGGAATGGGCAATGATCAAAAACGCGAGCGGGCAGATCTCTTATGTACCCCTTAGTGACTTGGTCTCATACGAGCCAGGCAAGGGAAGAACTGGAGGGGTTATTGAACCTCAGACAGCAGAGAAAGATAAGGATGAAGACAAGATCCCAGAAACTGCAATCCCTGCAGACACGCGAGTTAATCTCAATGTCGCCACAGCTGAAGGTATTGCCAAAACCGTTAAAGGGATCGGCTATGCAACAGCAAAGAAGGTCGTCGAGCTAAGACTGTCTCTACCCGGTGAGCGTTTTAAGGATTTATCGCAGCTTCGGAAGATCGGTCGTGTCGACTGGGACACTGTAATTGCAGAAGATCTTATTTATATAATTTAAGAACCTAGAATAGTGTCTAGGTTACGTTGATACCCTTGGAGCTCAACGACTACGACAAGAGCCGTTGCAGGTTCCATTTAGGTTACAACAGTGGGGCCAATCTCCCTGCTGGCGATCTTGCCAGAGTGGAAGAAGCGATGGCGAGAGTCCCGGATAGTTATTTCTATACCAGGATCATTGACCACCTCACTCGCTGCGATAAAACGTGGCGACTTAGCCAGGTCTTCTTAAGTGAAACTCAGCCGCAGCCCTCGAGGGTTGAGCGCATTACGGGTGACACCGACCGGGCTATTTATCAGTCAGACCCTTTAAAGGCTGACAAAGATTATCGAGAGATCTACTTAAGGGAAGTAGATCGATTGGCGGAAACACTTTATGTAGCGAATTATCGCCGCGAAGAAGTACGTCGATATGCCTTTGATCGGGCTGGATCGGAATTCATTATGGCCGTCCCTGGGCCAGCAGATACAGCCGTTGGAACTCGCATCCTTCAGGCACAAGGTTCTATGGCTTGGAGATGATTTAATGCCTACTTACACAGAAGCGCAAAACAGAGCAGCTCTTGGGCGCCTTTGGGACAACACTGGCGGCAACGTAGTGGATGTTATTGGAGCAATGTTTGCCCCTCCGTCCACCCTCCCCAATGCTCCATGGAATCCAGACAGTATTTACCAGCAGAGACGAAGGGCTGAGCAAGAAGGGCGTCAATTAATGCCTGGGGCACTTCCTCCCAGTGCGGCTATTCCAGGGACCGGCCCAACTGGAAACCAAGTAGGGGTGGATTACAACCCGAATGAGCCAGGGCTGCAAGGGGATCCGAGCACATGGCCAACGGGAGCTGTGATTAATGACGCTGCTGCGGATAGAGAGCGCAATCGGAAGTCCGAGATGGAGCGCATGATGCAGCAATACGCCTCTGAGGAGTATTGGGACACTGAAGCTGGGAAAGAAAAACTTGCACTCGGCAACCAAGAGCGTTACGAGGGTGACGATCTAGCTGGGTTCTACGAGGCTCAGCAAGCTGTAGGGACTGGCGGGATCGACGAGATCATCGACGCCATGGGTTACACGGGAGGCATGGCGGAATGGGCGAAAGCGAATCCCGCTCTAGCCCTGCGTGAATATCAGAAAAACTCTGAAGCTCTGCCTGATGGTGGTTACGCCGGCTATGGCACTGCCGAGCCTCAGGTTGACGAGCGCTTGAAGGACGTGACCAATCAGTTCCTTCAACAGCGGGTTGCTCAGCTCAAAGAACAGCAGAACTGATGACACTATTTAACGAAGCATCCTTGAGAAGATTTCAGTCCGGCCAGACAGGACTGACTGAAGCAGGGGGATCGATCGGGATGCCCAACCCCGACGATCCAAAGCGACAAGCCGATGAGAACCGTTGGGTGGCCAACTCAACAACTACTCAGCCTGCAAGTTACGCGCAGCGCCAGAACACTGGCACTACAACTGTGGGCGGAAACATGCAGCCTCCCAGTGCAGAATCTTCCGAGAGGGGTGTTGCAAATACTTTTCCTGACATGGCTGGGAATATCCCCAACCCAGCGAACGGTTACCGTCCTGAACTAGGGAGAATTGACGTTGACGCTCCTGGTGCAGAGGAGAACGAGGCACGTCGATTCCTTGCAGAAAGACTTGCAATGTTGAAGAGCATCTCTCCGCAGTTGTCATGACTGGACCTAACGAAAAAGCACCATTTTTAAAATGGCGAGAAGGGGAGAAACGTCAAACTCGATTTAATGAGTGGTATAAGAACGAAGAGGGTCACAAGGATGCCAGCACGTTCTTCGCCGGCTTTCCAGGTGGGGTTCCAAATAATCCTGAGAATTACAAAACATTTACCAACAAAGACGATCTAGTTTTCAATAAGAACCCATACGGAGATTCCGAGCGTATTGTTCAGCAAGTGGTGCCTGGAAAGTTTAAGCCTGATCAGTCAGGAGGCTGGAACACTCCCCCAGCACCTAAAGCTGGTTTTGATCAGCAACAACACGCCGGATGGGGTGGAACTGGACCCAAAGGAATGAGCACTGGATTAAGTGCTTTTGGTTCAGGTCCGCAAAGGAATATTGCCAATGGAGGCGGAGGCAAAAAGCCTGTCACCTGAAGCAATGCAATGAGTTATATAGATAGAATTTAGAAAGGCTAAACTTTACACAGACGGAGATACATTTTGGCGACTACAAGTTCAAATAAGATGCCGCTTCTGGTCGATCGACCGTTGCACTCTTATGCGACTTTGGGATCAGGCGCAGCTTTATCTACGGCTGCGAATTTCAACTCAGTCGTCGCTGATGGGTGCAATCTTGTCATTGATTGCAGCTCGAACGATGGAGCTGTAATTGACAGCATGTCGATCTTCTCGACGCAGGCAGCATTAACGGCCTCGAATGTTCTTGTATTCCTAAGTGTTGCTAGTAGTAAGTCTTCTATTACGAGTTTGAATACTGTCTGTGTCGCTAGCGGAGTAATCGGTACATCGTTGGGAGAAAGAGTCAATATTTCGCTTCCTGCTCTTTGCGTTCCAGTCCCGAATCTTGCTAGCCCTGCTGCAACAGTTGCGGCTTATCCAGACGAGGCAACGAAAAAGAATACAGGTCTCTATGTCCCTTCCGGCGCGGCAATTTACGTCGGCCTAGATGCAGCAATTACTAGCCCTGCTGACGGTGTTGTTCATGTATTCGCTCAGGGAGGGTTTTTCTAGGTGACTAATTCGTTCACGCAATACGCATGCAGGCTTAATTAATGGCACGTACAGGCATCGGCGCTGCATATGTACAGCGGCAAATGGCACAAGGACGCTCCATGGCGTCCATCCAGCAAGAAGCCGCGAGTAAGGGCTACCAAATTGGAGCCAAAGCCCAGGCCATGTTCTCTGGTGGTGGAGGAGGTGGTGCCAAGGCCCCTGCTAAAGCCCCCGCCCCCGCCCCCGCCCCTGCGGCA